AGTTGATTCAGTCCCATGAATATCCACCAGAATTTTTTGTAGGTTAATATGGCAATAAATCCATACTTTGGTGATTTTAAAAACGAACAAAGACTGTTAGACGATCTGACAGTCGAAACAATCAAGGCCATGGGTCGTGATGTTTATTACATCCCAAGAGAATATGTTAAATTGGATAGAATCTTTGGCGAAGATATTTTATCACAATTTAAACAGGCATATTTGATTGAAATGTATGTTATGGATGTTGTGAAATTTCAAGGTCAGCGTGATGTTGCCACTAAATTTGGTATTGACATCACAGACAAATTAGATCTTCAAGTATCTATTACTAGATTTAAACAAGAAGTATATTCTAAAAATTCAGAGATTTTAAAACCAAGAGAAGGTGATTTAATTTACTTTCCACTTTCTAGACATTTATTTGAAATAAATTTAGTTGAAGATGAAATACCATTTTACCAATTTGGTATTTTGACAACTTATACTCTTAAATGTGAACTCTTCTCTTACTCTAACGAAACCATTGAAACAGGAATTACTGAAGTGGATGAAGTTGAAACCAAGAGAAAAATGTATCTTTCAAGAATTACATTGGGAGATTCTGCATCACCGTCAACAGTATTTAAGGTTGGTGATATTGTTTATCAAGTCGCTGGGGTTACGAATGGAAATTATGCGGATGCCACATATACAGCAGTTGTTGCCGATTTTGTAAATGGCGCAACAAAGTATGTTTATGTTTCAGACGAAAATGGAACTTTACAATTAGGGGCATCCACAGAAACAATTCTAGATAAACCTAAAAATATTAAGTACTACGTTACTGCAATCGATACCACAACCGTCAATGTAACCAAAGATCCTAAGATTCTTGAATCTGGCGGTGATAATAAAGAACTTGATATCGATCAAAATGATAATGATCTATTTGATTTTTCAGAAACCGATCCTTTCTCAGAAGGTAAATATTAATGTTTAATAAATTAGAACCATTTTACAATAAATCTATCCGAAAGACTGTTGTAGCCTTTGGTTCTTTATTTAACCAAATCTATTTTAATAGAACTGATGCTTCGGATAATGTAATTGAAACTTCAAGAGTTCCATTAATATATTCACCAAAAGAAAAATTTATTCAAAGATTAAAATCAGAAACAAGTTTGACTGATGAAACTCATACAAGAATGAATTTACCTAGAATGGGATTTGAAATCACTGGTTTTCTTTATGATTCCCAGAGAAAATTAAATAGATTAAATCAAAAAATTTCTACTATTGATGGTGTGATTACAAGCAGTTATATAGAAGTTCCTTATAATATAAACTTTGGTCTTTATTTATTTTCGAGAAACTTAGATGATAATCTACAAATAGTTGAGCAAATATTACCTTACTTTGCTCCTGATTTCACAGTAACTTTAAATATGAATCCCCTAAACCAAAAGGTGGATGTTCCAATAGTTTTAAATAGTTTAAATATTGTTGAGGATTATGAAGGAGATTTTGATACCAGAAGAACTGTAAATAGCGTTTTTGACTTTACAGTTAAAACATATCTTTATGGTCCAATCAAGGAATCTTCAACAGTTCTTATCGAAGATGCAAATATACGCCTATACGATGGTCAAAATACTGTAGCCGAATCTGTTAAGATATTTGATGTTGGATATACAGGAGATTCGTCTACAATGAGTGGAATAACATATTATGAAAACCCCTGATGAAGAACCAGTTGAAAAAATTTCAAAAGCTTTAGATGTTTTTTATGATCCTGTGCAAAGCCCAGCCAAAGAAATAAAATCTGAAGTCAAGAAAATCAAAGCAGAAAAACTTGATGTTGATTTTTCTTTAGCCAGAAGTAATATGAAAGAGCTTCTTAATAATGGAATGAATGCTTTAGACGGTATTATGAAAGTCGCTGAGGCCAGTGATTCTCCAAGAGCCTATGAAGTAGCCGCATTATTGATAAAAACATTATCAGATGTTAATAAAGATTTAATCGGTATTCATGAGAAAAATGCGAATATCCAAAAAGAAAAAATTACAAATATAACAAATAATTCTATTTACGTTGGATCTACTACAGATTTACAGAATTTAATTAATAAAGAAAGAGCGCAAAATAAAGATGGCGATCAAACAGAGTAGAGGTCCAGGCTATCTTGGTAATAAAAATCTTAAACCAGCTGGAGTTAAGATTGAATTTACACAAGAACAAGTTGAAGAATATATTAAATGTGCGAAAGATCCTATCTATTTTGCCAAAAAATATGTTAAGGTTGTAACTCTTGATAAAGGCGTTACTCAATTTGACTTATATCAATACCAAGAACGCTTGGTAGAAAAACTTTGTAATAATCGCTTCGTGATCGGAAAACTAGCCCGACAGTCTGGTAAAACCACAACAGTTGGTTGCTGCTATCTTTTACATAAAGTTTTATTTAATCAAAATATGAGCGTGGCTATTCTAGCAAATAAATTAAATACTGCTAGAGAAATTCTATCACGTATTCGTGAAGCATATGAGCATTTACCTTGGTGGCTACAGCAAGGTATCATGGAATGGAATAAAGGATCAATTCAATTAGAAAATGGATCTAAGATTCTTGCATCTGCTACCTCCTCATCTGCTATTCGTGGTGGATCATATAATTGTATCAGCGGAGATAGCACTATAACAATTAAAGATTTATATTCTGGGGAAATATATGATATTACAATTGAAGAATTTTATGCTAATTCATCTAGAAATATAAATTATCATAAATATTTAAATGATAATGGAAGAAAACAAATACAAGAAATGGTACTTTTCTCTGCTGGAGAAAGCAAAAACACGCTCAGAGACATTGAAGATTTACGAGAAACATCATGTAATTCCCAAATCTTTGGGTGGAACCGATCAAAAAGACAATATTGTTCATTTAACAATAAGAGAACATTTATTAGCACACCGTCTACTTCCACATTTTTTGAGTGGAATGGAAAAATCGAAAATGGCTCATGCCTATTACAGAATGGTAAATGGGAGACAGGGAAAAACTGTCCATTTGAGCGAATCGACTTTATTAGAAGCCAAGAAAAATTATTCAGAAGCGAGAAGAATAATGAGAATGGGTTCAAAACATTCAATAGAAACAAAAAAGAAAATATCACAATCCAACAAAGGGAAAATACTTTCAGAGGAAGCAAAAGAAAAAATAAGCAAAGCAAACACTGGGCGTTTAGTTGGAATCAAGAAACCACAGGGATTTGGGAACCTCATTTCACAGAAATTAACTGGGATGAAAAAAAAGAAAGAGCACTCAGACAAGATCAACAAAAATCCATTGAAAATTCAAAAAACAGCAGAGAAACATCGTGGGATGAAAAGATCACCAGAAGCAAAAGAAAAAATGAGATTGGCTGCATTAAAAAGGATAGAAAAAAATGGTGGTCCTTGGAACAAGGGGAAGAAACTCATAGATGGGAAGTTCTCACAGCGAATGGATTTAAAAAATTCAGAGGAATCTCTAAATCTCTTGAACAACCAACAATAAAAATAACTTTTGTTGATGACACTCAATTAATATGTACAGCTGATCATAAGATTGCAACAACACTTGGTTTTATTGAAGCTCATAAATTAACTAATGATCATCTTATTTTATGTAAAAATAAAACTTTAAATATTAAAGATAAAATATTATTCAATAAAACAGACGTTTATGATTTATTAGAAGTTGATGCTGTTCATTCATTTTATGCTAATAATATTTTAGTACACAATTGCATTTTCCTTGACGAATTTGCATTCGTCCCAACAACAGTAGCAGAAGAGTTCTTTTCGTCTGTTTATCCAACCATTACTGCTGGTCAGAGTACTCAAATGATAATCATTTCTACCCCGAAAGGGTTGAATATGTTTTATCAATTATGGAAGGGTGCTACTTCTAAGCAAAATGAATATGTGCCATTTGAGGTAAATTGGCAAGAAGTTCCTCAATATCCAGGTGGTCCATTGCGCGATGAGGCTTGGAAAGAACAACAAATCAAGAATACTTCAGAAAGACAGTTTGATGCGGAATTTAATTGTGTTTCTGGTGACACTTTAATAACAATTAAAGAGGAAATTAGTAATAAAATTTATACTATGCCAATATCAGAATTTTTTGAGTGGGTTGTTTGAATGTAATTTTGTAGGTTTATAAATAATTTATATGATATACCTA